TGCAGCAAGATTAGCTGAAGCTTTTTTAAAACACCAATAAATAAAACTTTGACACCAAGCATATCCTTGAGGTAGTCCTACAGAAGACAGATATTCACCCACCTTAACACCTTTGTTATTTCCACCTTCTTCATGCACACCTATTTGAGATTCAGCTACTTTTAAAGCTTCCACTGTTATTTTACTCATATATTATTAGTTTTTAAGTTTTATTTTCCAATAACTTTGTACTCCAAATTGAAATTCACCTAATAAATTAACTCCAAAAGAACCTCCATATATATGATCTTTTTTAGTCTTTAATAAAAGACCAGCATTTATTTGATTTATTATTCCACTCTTTTGTCCTTGTATTCCCCCACCTACATAAAGTTGTAGTTTCTTTTTTTCAGGAACTATCACAGTATTAGTTATGATAGGATATTTAAGATTATAACGAGTGCTTCTTCCTGTAATCATATTTTTACTTACAGTATCTATAATATAAACATGCCCTATTGAATCTATTTTGATACTATCAGATGATATATTCTTAGTTAGAAGTTCTCTCACTAAGTCCTCATATTGCTTAATAAGTTTATCATAATTAGTATCTGGAAGATATTCAGTGTTCCATCTATCTACAGGAATAGTATAAGTTTCTGTCTTAAAAATTTGAGGTTTAGTATTGATTATAGAATCTTTAATAACCCAACTAGTATCTCTAATAATTTTAGATTCAACAATAGTGTCTTTAGCTCCACCTCCACACCTTTGTAGAAGTATCACTATTAAGAGTACTAAAATTAATATTTCTGATATACTAATTTTTCTTAGATTACTCAACAACATCTGTAAAAAAGTTTGAAATAAATTTACCAATTACAGCTACAACCATAATAGTTGTGCCAACTATAGGATGTCCATTTAATATAGCAATACTAGCACCAAAAGTACCAGCTGCTGCTAATGAATCTCCTAATAGTCTCACTCTCTTAGGAGTGGGCTTAAAATAATGTTTCCAACCAAATTTCATATGTTTAAGTTTTAAAGTTTAAGATAATACTCCACCTCTCCATTTGCTATTAATAGAAACAAATTGATAATAAGTTCCTAAAGCAAAACTACTTAACTGAGTAGATGTTCCTTTTGAATATGGTCTGTTAGTTGCACTCACTGCTTGAGCAGTTGCTGCATCTGAATTTATAATTGTTATAGACATTCCATTCATAAGAGCTGGATCAGGAAATATAAGGTCATTACTAGCACTAGCTGTAGTAATTTCATAAACTCCTCTACCAACAATAGTATAAGCAGCAGAAGCTGTTGATATACTAAAGGTAGGCTGCTTATCTAAAGCAAGGATTTTAACCTTCTTTAAAAGCCACTGTAAACTTTGAAATATTCCTTGAGGATATTGTGCCATTATAATTCAGTTTTAGGTATATATTTTTTTACATCATATATTTCTTCAGGTTTGAAGTATTGATCATGTCGATAACCAATAGATGTAATAGGTCTTTTGTTGAATACTGCTTGTTCTAAGGATTTAACATCCTTTTCAAGTGTCTCAATCTTTGTTTTATCTATATTTGACTGAGCTAAAAGCATCTTAACATCTGTTCTCATTTCTGAAACATCCCTCCAAATAAGGGTTGCTAGAATTGTAACTAAAGCTGGGAACACATAGATTTTCAATGTGTTAGCCACAGAACTTTTTGGAGTAGGCACACTCATTATTAAAAAAATTAAAAAAATTTATAAATATATACATGTAAATTGACAGAAAAAGGGTAATTTTGATCTTCTTTTCTATACAATATAATATACAAAATTTTCAAGAAAAAACCTAAAAAATTATGAATCCATTAGAATATAAAAAAAAAATAGAACATGAGTTAATTAAAGGATTTTTAGATAAATTCTATCATAAAGTGGGATATTACCCTACAGTGATTACTAATACTAATATTGAGACAAAAGATGGTTTAGCTATATTGAATCTTAGTGATTTAGAAAAACATTTTGAACCATACTTACCAACAATATATGAAAGAAAAATGAGTTTAACTTCAAAAGATAGAAATAGATCTTTAGTAGATTTAAGATTTATCTTCTTTTTTATAGCTCGAACAATGATGTATAATCTTAAAGATATTGGAATGTATTGTGGAGGAAGGGACCACACTACAGTAATTTATGGGTTAAAAACATTTAATAATTTGTATAAAACAGATGAAAATTTTAGAAATAGATATAAAACCATTATAAATAATATAAAAAAATCATATGAGCCACAAACATTGGAATACACTGATAAAGTGGAACTTGAGTCCTAATCAAATTTATTTTTTAGATTGTTGCCGATCTAAAATAAGACCTGCTAATATAATTAATGAAGATGCTGAAGCTTTAGTGTGTCAAGCAAAAGGGTTAATAGATGATAAAGGTAATTTAAGCAATAAAGCAACTGTTATACTTGACGAGTATGAGACTTTTCTTATTAAAACAAAAAAGAAGGTAGCTAGTGAAGTTTTAGGAGCTGATATGAATGATAGAATTAAAGAGTACAGAGAAATCTGGCCAGGTAAAAGACTTCCTTCCGGGGAATTGGCTAGACAATCTAATCAAGAATTAAAAGATAAGTTTATTTGGTTCTTTAAAACATATCCTGAATATGACTGGGATCTTATTTTAGACGCTACAGATCATTATAATGAAGTTTTTAGTAAAAAAAACTATCAATATATGGCTACTAGTAGCTATTTTATAAAAAAAACCAATCCTTTAACTAAAGAAGTGAGCTCAAAGCTTGCTGACTATTGTCAGGAAATTCTTGATAATCCAAAAATATTAAATAATCAATAAATAAATTATGACAATAAGAGAAAAAATAATTCACAGTTTTTTTTTAGCAATTTTTATAAGTATTATTAACTGGCTTATAATATTTAAATTTATTGTAGAAATATCAATTTTTAAATACTTTTTAATAGAAATTATTTTGATATTATCAATTAAATTGTTTACATTTACAAAACAAAAACTAGGATTAAGATAATAAATGAATATACTCAACTTGCCTATTAAAGACAGACCTTTTGGACTACGCACTTATGTAGAAATATTAGAAGAAGGACTGCAATATATTGAAGATAGAAGGTCAGGTAAAATTAAATCTTTAATGTTACCTTGGACTGGATTAAATAAAGCTGGAGTTGCAGGTTTAGAATGGGGATCAATGCTTACAGTAGGTGCTAGACCAGGATCTGGTAAAACCATGTTTGTATCTCAAATACTAAGAGAAGCTAAATATCTCAATCCAACACAAGATTTTAATATTTTAGAGTTTCAGTTTGAAATGGGTGCTAGACAAACAGCATCAAGAGATTTTGCAGCTCAAGTTGGACTTGATTACAATCAAGTTTTAAGTACTTATAAACAAGTTGATGATTTTTCTATAAAAATGATGAATCAATATCTTGAAGATACTAGGTCATTTCAAAAACTTGGTAATTATAGAACTCAGATTAATGAACCCATCACTGTAAAAACAATGGAAGAAGCTATTTACACAGCTTACAAAGGATTGGGTGGGAAACCATTAATTGTAACTATAGACCATAGTTGGTTAATTAAAAAAGATGTAGCTGAAAAAGAAAAAATAACAACTCTATATAATTCTGTAGAAATGTTAATGAAAGTAAAAAATAAATTACCAATTATAGTTTTAATGATATCTCAACTTAATAGAAGTATTGATGAACCAAGTAGAAAAAATCCTGGTACTGTAGGTAATTATCCAACTAGCTCTGATATATTTGGTGGAGATGCTCTACAACAAGGTTCTGATATGGTGTTAGTATTAACAAGACCATTTAAAGCTGATATAGAACTTTACGGACGTAAGGAATATACTTGCAAAACAGATGATATATTTGGACATATTTTAAAATCTAGAAATAGTGCAGATGATACCAATCTTATATTTTTAAAAGCTGAGTTTACTAAACAAAGAATGATAGAAGTAGCAGAACCAACAGCAAACAATCCAGGAGGTCAACCTCCACAAAGAAGAACAGCAAATAGATTTGGTAATCCTCCAGTAATTTAAACAACATACAATAACAATTAAAACAAAAGACATGAGTATTTTACACACAATGTCTGATGATGACAGAGCAAAGTACAAAGCCCTAAAAACAAAAGAGATTAGAGATTACAATGTTGATCTTATATCTGATTTAGGGATTAGTTACTATGACTTTAACATGAAGACACAGTTTTATGATGAACAAGCAAGACTGGTGGTAGGGATCTTTCCATCAGAGTTTAAAAAAACAAAAGGATTTTTCTTTGAGCTTATTGACTCAGATTTAATTCCAGTAGATCCAGAAAGAAAAGTATATAGAGTGCCATTTAACAATGCTTTTGAGGAAGAGTATGAACTTAATGCAAAAGGTTCTTATTTAGTTCCAATAGAAGAACTTAAAGTGGTACATAGAAGTTCTATTGCTATTAGTAAAATGTCAGCCTTTACAGGTACAGATGATTCTGTATTTAAAGTGACACAAAAAGCTCAAGAAAATGCTGGTAGCATTCCAAAAGCTCCAGCTCTTATGGAAGATGCACCGTATGCTGATATGACTATCAGAGATTATTATGCAGTCCATACAAACAGACCAGTGAGTGCTAAAGGCTGGTTAAACGACCTTATAAAAAACAAATAGTAATATGGCACAAGGAGTATTAATTATTGCAGAGTCCGGTGCTGGAAAGTCTACCAGCATTGAGACGTTAAACCCAAAAGAGACATTTATTATAAACGTAGCTAACAAGTCACTACCATTTAAAGGATGGAAAAAGAAGTACACTATCTGGAGTAAGGAAAACCCCTCTGGAAATATGTATGATAAATCTAGTCCTGAAAATATTGAAGCTTGTGTAAAGTATGTTAGTGAAAAACGTCCTGAGATTAAAAACATAATTATAGACGACTTTCAGTACATGAGTTCCTTTGAATTCTTTGACAAAGCTAATGAGAAAGGATATGAAAAGTTCACACAGATAGGTGCCCACCTAGCTAGAATTGCTCGTATGCCTAAAGACATGAGAGATGATCTCATCATCTTTTTTCTCACTCATGCAGAAGAAGCAACAGATATGGAAGGTAAACGTAAGTTTAAAGCTAAGACTATTGGTAAAATGGTAGATGAAAAATTAACATTGGAAGGATTATTTTCCATAGTTTTGTTTGGAAAAGCCAAGAGAAACAAAGACGGTGAGATTAGGTATGTATTTGAAACCCAAACCAACGGTGAAAATACATGTAAAAGTCCACGTGAAATGTTCCGTACTTTAGAAATAGCTAACGACTTACAACTTGTTGTGAAGGCAATAAATGATTATGAAAATTAACAACCACATTTTTTAATTAAAAAACAAAAAACATGTTCAGTACAGAAGGACAATCAGTTAAGGGAGGAGGATTAGGAAAATCTTTTGAACCCGGAGTAGTATTTGCACACATTTATGGTGCACAAGTTCGAACCTCCAAAACAGGTAAGAAATCTTTAGAAATCACATTAGAAGGACCACCACTACCTAACTTTGAAGGTTGGGCAATTGACAGAGAAAATCCAGAAGGTGAGAAGTATAAGGGACAAACAGCAAGAGTGTCTGCTACTATTTACATCAGTGAATTTAACAGTGATGATGTTAACAAGAATGAAATCTTGAGCAAAATTATTGTTATTGCTGATCAATTAGAACTTAGAAAAGAAATTGACAACTTATCTAAAAATGCAAAGATTACGTCTATTGAACAATGGGTGGCAGAAGCTATCAACATTCTCAAAGGACAAGACTTGTATTGGTTCTTATCAGGTAAAGAAGATGAATATAATGAAAAAGTAATTGTAAAATTATCTCTTCCTAAATTCAAATTTGTATCTATTAACGAAGAAAAGTTAAATAAGTTTGATAAAACTAATAAGTATCATTTTTCTCCATTGGCATCAAAATCAGTTAATGGTTTTGAACCAGTGAATAATGATTTCAATCTTTAGTTTTTGATTTGTATTTAGTAAAGGGAATGTTTCTACATTCCCTTTTTTTATTTTAAATTTGCATTTATGTTTAAAACAAAAAATCTAGTGCATGATGTAAAAAATGTTCCTACACAATGGATATTTCAACATTTTTGTAGTATAAAAGAAAAACTAGCAGGCCAAGATGTAAAGATTAAATCTTTATTTAACCCCAATGAACGTACACCTAGTATGTGTATTTATACTGATAAGTCTAATACCTACAGGTATAAAGATTTTTCTACAGGAAAAGGAGGAAGTGCTATAGATCTTGTAAAAGATTTAAACAATCTTTCATTTCATAAAGCTTGTCAGTTAATAGTTGAAAATTATAATGATTTTGTTCTTCACAATAATGGAGGATATGATCTTGAAGAATTTCAAAGAGCAGCTAAGTATAAAGTGACTAGTCACAAATTTAGAGGTTGGACTACACAAGATCAATATTTTTGGACTCAGTTCAATATAGGATCTAAACTACTTGAGGCTTACAATGTTAAGCCACTAGAAAGTTATTGTATGACTAAAGACGATAAGAACCTTTGTATAAAAGGACTTTATCTCTATGGTTATTTTAAAGAAGATGGTACACTATATAAAATCTACCAGCCCAAGACTCTTGATAAGAAATTTATTAAAGTGTCTAATTATGTTCAAGGATATGAACAACTACATGATAATACTCATCTGGTAATTACATCCAGTCTTAAAGATGTAATGTCTATTAAGTCACTCAAACTTAATATAGATGTAATAGCTCCTGATAGTGAAAACACTATGCTTAAGCAAGATGTAATGGAAGAATTACAAAATAAGTATAATAAAATAGTGGTACTTTTTGACAACGATGATGCAGGTATTAAAGCTATGCAAACATATAAAGAAAAATATCCATTTATAGAAACTACAGTCTTACCTATGAGTAAGGATGTATCTGATTCAATTAAAGATTTTGGAGCTAAAGAGGTTTTAATGAGATTAGTTCCTATCTTAGACAAAAAATTAAGCAATGGCTAAAAATAAAAGAGTACCAACCCTTAAGACTAGAAATGCAGGAACTTTAACAGAATCTGCTTTTTGGTCTTTTATACGTAGTGCTTTAAGACAGAAATCAAGATTTTGGAAACCTATTACACAATGTAAAATGAAATCTCGTAGAGCCTATAAAGGCCCCCTTAAGAGACAGAAGTTTGAATATCAGTGTAAAGAGTGTTTAAATTGGTTTCCTGACAAGAAAATTAATGTTGACCACATACTACCTGCAGGATCTTTAAGGTGTGCTAATGACCTCCCAGGCTTCGTAGAGAGGCTATTCTGTGAAGTGGACAATCTACAGGTACTTTGTGAGACCTGTCACAATAAAAAAACACAAGATGAAAAGTCTAAAAAGTAAAGAAGAACTTATAGAAACAGTGTATAAACAAATAGAGCTAGATGTACACTGTGGTGAAATAGAAGCTATAGAAGAACTACTTACGTTCTGTCCTGTAGAAAACCTAATAGAATATTTACCAGAAGAAGACTGGAAACAATTTAAACATTTAAGAGACAATGGAACAATATAAAATAAAAGCTAATGAAGATTTTTTTGAATTTATAAATGGTATCTTAAAAACAGGTGGAACATACATATTTCCTGCAGCTGATCAAGTGTATATAAAAACAGAAGATAAATTTGAAGCATCTCAAGAAGCATTAGATGCAGTTAATCCTTTAGTAAGCAAGGAATTTTTTGATAAATATTTTAAATTACAACACAATGCCTGAATTACATGAAACCCTAATGGGTAGAAAACTTATAGAAGGTACACTCCCAGAAATAGCTAGACAATTAGAACGTATAGCAGATTCTTTAGAAAAGAAACAGACACCAGAACAAACAAGATCAGCATTTGAAACTTATATTAAAAACTATCCCAATGATGCAGACCTTGGGAAAAATATTAGACAATTATGGCAGAAATAACAAAAGTTGAAGATCTTAAAGATAAACTTACAGTCAAATTATTTATAGATTTTTTAGAATATGAAGAAGCTTTTACAAAAGACAAAGAAACAGCATCAAGAATTAAAATACTATTACAAACTCTAGGAATATGGAATTAGAAGATTTAATGCAAGAATCTATAAAAACAATGGAGAAAGACTTTTATGCTAAACCATTTAGTTTTTCTTATAGTAGTCTTAATAAGCTTATGTGGAATCCACAAGCTTTCTATCAAAT